TGCTGTTCACGGACATCATCACAGAGTTCGGTACGGCCCGGTCCCTCCGAACTCTGTGATGATGTCCGTGAACAGCAGTTGTCCACTGGTCCTGATTGTCATGGCCGCTCCTTAGAACTTCAGCGGGCCGCGCTTCAGCTCTTCGATCTGGTCCTTGAGGTCGCTGATCGTGTCCTTCAGCTCGGTGATAACCTCGGTGAACTCGGAACGGACAGCGCGGATCGCACCAGGCAGGACAGCCAGCGCGACCTGTCCGTAGAGGACGGCCAGCGTCTGCTGTTCGTCTTGACCGACGACGACACCTTCAGGCGCGAGCTTCAGCAGATCCTGGGCCGACGTGCCGAGGCGACGCACACCAGGATCAGTGTAGAGCTCGTAGGTGATGCCCGGGATCCCCATCGCGATCTCCAGCGCCTGCAAGTCGGAGATCACTTCCACGTTGGTCTTGTGGCGCATGTCCGAGATCAGGCCCAGGTTGTTCGCGAGGAACGTACCTGCCGTGTCCATTGTCGCCAGCACGGTGGTCCCGTCCGCGCGGTGCCAGGTGTGGCCCTCGGCGTTGTAGAAGCCGGTGACTGCGGACTGGATGCCCTTGGCCGTGTTGACGTTGAAGTTCGACGGGTTCCAGACGAACGAGTCGACACCGCCGTTGTTCGTGCCCCAGAGGGCCGTCGGCTGACCGCTGTTCATCGTGTACACGAAGTTCGACGTGCCGCCGGAGCCACCGCCACCGCCACCAGCGACGATCTCGATGATGCCACCGACCTGGCCGAGGCGCAGGTAGCACTGGAACGTGAACGTCGAGGCCACCGTGGAACCCAGCGACGTGTACTTGTGCTCCAGCGCCGGCAGGGCCAGCAGGGCAAACAGGCGGTTGTCGTCCGTGTAGATGCCAACCTCGCCGAAGTCGAACGGGCCTGCGGTGACCGCCATCGTGCAGTTGACGATCAGCGAGCCGTCGCTGGCCGTGCTGAAGCTCGTGATGTTGTCGGTGTAGAGGGTCGCACCGTGGAGGCCGGTGTCGGTCTTCGTCGGCGTGTAGCCGAATCCCGAGCCGACCTTGAACGTCGACAGCCGCAGCGTGATCCCGCCGTTGGCCGCGTCGACGGCGCCGTCGAGGCCGATCTGCGTGACGATGAGTGCGTTGACGGTCATTGCGCGGCTCCGGAGTTGTTGGTCGGACGGTCAGGTGCGGCAGGCATGCCGTCGAGTGCAGTGGTTCCCGCAGGTTGGGCAGCAACCCAGGCCCACACGGCATCACGCCAGGTGGCGAGGGCTTTCCCTTCCGCGGCGAACTGCGGGTTTGTCGAGGTGGCCCACGTCGTGGCGTTGTCGATGCCCTTGGTGTAGCCCCAGGCCTTGGCGACCGCATCGAGCGCGCTGTCGGCCGCACTGTTCAGGACCTTCGCAGCCTGTTCAGCGGTCAGCGTGGGCGCAGGGATCGGGACCCACATGGGGTTGCCCTTCGCATCGCAGCCACGCATCTGCCCTTCCGGCGGAGTGCCGGCGAACTGGCTGAAGACCTCGAGGGTCACGCGCTTGGCGTCCGAGGGCCACTTGTCGCCGAAGCGATCGTAGTGACGGCCCAGGTAGAAGGACCGCGTTGCGGGCGAGAAGAAGATGGAGTCGGCCGGAAGCCCTGCGTTGATCAGCTTCTCGGGTGCCGTGTCTTGTGTCATGTGAATCCTTGTTGCGTTCAGTGCAGCTCTCAGTGGCCGACGACTTCGACGTGCAGCGTGACGGTGCGGGCGCCACCGCCGTTCTGGCCCAGGGCAACCACGCACCCGGTCGTAGAGAACGAGATGACGGACATGCCCAGGAAGTTCGACTCGTCGCCAGCGCGTCCCGTGTCCTGCAGGGAGACCAGCGGGAGCTTGCCGGCAGTCGGGAACGCGATGGGGTAGGTCACCGTGACCTCGCCGTCGGCAATGGAGCTGACGAACACGTCGCACTCCTGCTCGATGCGACCACCAGGGAACTCCTGGTAGCCGTTGGTGGCCAGCGAGTGCGTGAAGTCGGTGTTGTACTGCGAGACCGACACGAAAGGCCCACCTGCGGTGGCCAACGCCTGCACCGCCTGCGCCAGCTGCGTCCAGTTGTCTTTGTTGTAGGTCAGGCCTGCCGTGGCGATCACCGAGTAATGAGCGAGCAACAGGCGGTTGTAGATCTCCGCCATGTTGTTGGTCGCCGTCGAAGGACCCGTCCCGTCGGTGCCGCCGATGAACGGCACGTTGAACGGAGAGGGCGTCGAAGGGCCTGGCGTGAACGCTGCGGTCGCTCCGATCCCTGGGATAAACGAAATGAGGTCGGTTGTCATTGAGTTTCCTTTGAAGCCTATTTACCGTTGACGCTCAGATCAGCGACGGCGCATCGGTGAATTCCATGTCGTCGATGTGGGTCAACGGGGACCCCATACCACCTGTCCAGCCACCCATCTTGTTGTGGTACTTGATGGGGTAGTCCGGAGTCTGCGTCACCGAGATCGGCTTCGCCAGCCCAGCGAACAGCAGGATGTTCGCGTAGGTCGGATCGTCCTCGGTGATGATCTTGTACTTGGTCGCGATCGAGACCGCGTAGAGCACGAGGTTGTAGTTGCAGATCTCGTAGAAGAAGTTCCCGAGCGTCACCGGGTCGATCGCGTAGTCAGCGGCCATTCCGATCTGGACGTGCGTCGTCGGGAACCAGGGTCCCGGTGGACTGTCGTAGATGTAGGAGCCGACGGTGCTGTCGGTCGGTGCGTAGAAGTGGACGTAGTCCGACGTGACGAGTGGTGTGATCGTCAGCCCCGAACCCAGGCAGTAGTTCAGGAAGTCGATGGACGCGTTCTTGCCCTTGCCGAACCAGTAGGACCCGAGGAACTTGGCGATCGCTCGGTAGCCGCTCTCGCTGACCACCCCTGCGTTCGCCAGCTTCATGCCCAGCAGGTTCACCTGCGAGACGATGACTGCACGTTCTGGACCACCCCAGTCGATGAAGTCGATCATCTCGCCGGCTGCTACCTTGGCCTCCACCGCCTTGGTCGTGACCCACATGTTCCGCAAGTTGACCAGCGCCTCGATCTTTGCCTCGACCTGGTAGTCGAACACGCGGTCGATGGAGTCCGCGTAGTCGAGGAAGTAGGGGTTGGTCACCAGGTACGGCGCGAGCAGGATGGACCTGGGGAGCTTGGTGAAGGCTCGCTTGTTCTGGACCGCCGTGGTGTACGGCAGGTCCAGTGTGTAGGTGTAGATGGTCACAGCGTCGAGTCCCGGACAGGAAACAGGGCGTTCGACTGGCGCTGCGCGTACTGCGCAGTGACGGTCAGCGTGCCGAGTTGGTTGTAGCGGATGAGCGTGTCAGACCTCGCACCCGGATCGAGCGGCGTCGGATCAGCACCACCGAGGTCGAGGTAGTGCAGCTGGGTCGCGTCCAGGGTGGCCAGGACACCGATGAAGCCAGCGCGACGACCCCACACGTTGTAGAACAGGGCACCGTTGACCGGGTTCGAGGACCAGTCGATGATCGCGTAGCTGCCGCTTGTCGTCACCTGCGGGTTGATCCAGTTGGTCGGCGTGCCGTTGTCGATCGTTCCGGGTGGAGCTGGGTGGACGATCGTGTACGACGAACCAAACGGCGTACCTGCAACGATCTGGTCGCCCTTGACGATCGCGAAGCCGCCGGTGGTCAGCGTTCCGTCCTGGCTGACGATCCAGTAGTCGCCCGGTTGCGAACCACCGATGGGATACCCCGGGGTCGTCGTGGGATCGTAGAAGCCGATGTAGTGCGGGTTCGGAGCCGGCGCATCGACGGCCACCGCGTAGGCGTAGACCCCTGGGGTCAGCGAGCCACCGCTGGTGATGATCGTTGCCTGGATCTCCGGGCTCAGCGGAGACGTGACGATCATCGGCCCTGTCGGCTTGTTGATCACGATGTACGAGATCTGGCCGGGTGCCGCGTTGTTCGCCGTCTCGATGATGTCCGACGGGTAGAAGTTGGTCATCAGGAGACCAGGCCGTGGGCTGAACAGGTTCTGGATGGCCTTGGTCACTGCCGACTCGACCGCTTGCAGCGAGTTCACGCTGTTGAAGCAGAAGACGGTGATGTCCACGTCGTTGGAGACCGGTACCGGCGCCTGATACAGGAACTTCGGCTGGTACATGGTAACGCTCTGCAGATACGACAGGTACGCGTCGATCTGCGGTTGCGACCACGTGCTCGAGGTCAGCGGGCTCACGCGGATCACGTTCATCCACTTGAGAGCCGCCGGGTTGATCTCGCGCTGCGCCTGCGTGAATGCATCGACGACACCCGGGTAGTTGTTGACCGTCGCCGCGTACTGCGCCTTGGTCACCGCGGAGCTGTACGTGCCGAACGAGCCAGCCGCGAAGTTCTTGTAGGCCGTCGTCGACTTCTCGGCAGCACCACCGCTGGGGTTCGAGACGAACACACCGGTCACGTTCGACACCGACGAGCCGGTGATCTTGACGCCACCAGAGCTGCTGGTCAGGTTCGCGCCGTTGACGGAGTCACCTTGCGTCACCGCGTAGTTGATCGTCACCAGGTCGTTGACGCCTGGGACCGTGCCGTAGCCCTGCGAACCGAACTGGATGTTCAGGCGGCCATCGGACAGCGTGGAGTCCGCGTAGGCGCTGACACCCGGGTAGTTCCACAGGGCACCCCAGGCCTTGGTGAGGTCCACGCCGTTGAGCATGACGACCACGTCCTGGTCCGACACGGTGAACGCGTCCTCTTCCGAGACCCAGGTCTGGAAGTCCGTGCCCAGGCCCGAGACGACCACGGACTTGGTGATCCCTTCGCGCAGGTCGACCTCGATGGGCACGTTGGCAGGCAGGTGGACCGCCGTCGCCGTGAACCAGTTGTAGCCACCACCGGCCAGCTGCGAGAACGGCGGCAGGGTCTGCGTGACCGACGAGGTCAGGGTGGCCGACGCCGTAGCAGGCAGCTTCCGCGACAGGCGGAGGCCTTGCATGTTGGTGATCGCGCGGATCGCGGAGTCCGATTGCGCGGTCTCCGGGAACGCGTCCTCGACCGCACGGGCGATCCGCGACGTGACGAACGTGCCGATCGCGCTGATGTACTCGATCAGCGTCTGCGAGGTCTGGGTGGTCAGGCCGGTGGACCAGATCTGCGAGGTCGCGAGATCGCTCTCGAACTGCTGCACGAACTGCGCCTGGTCGACCGTCGAGTCCAGCAGGTTGATCAGGTCCAGCACCTGGATCTGGTACGTCTGCGTTGCCGTCTGCGGCGTGCCGCTCGTGCTGTCGCTGACCGTGAACGTCACGCTGTAGAGACCCAGCGTGGACGGCGTGCCATGGAGCAGGCCAGCGCCGCTCAGAAGGATCCCTGGGGGCAGCGCCCCACCTGTGACGGCGAAGTTGTAGGGCGCGACGCCGCCGGAGACCGAGAGGAACTGCGAGTAGTCCGAGTTGGTTGTTGCCGCAGGGAGGAACGGGTCGGTGAAAGCAACGCTCATACGGGCACCTGGAAGGCGAGTTGTTGGATTCCGGGAACGTCCGGGAGGATGAAGGCGATCTGCACGACGTAACCTGGGATGGTTTGGTCAGGCTGGATCGACGTGTTGGTCATGTCGAGCTGGATGCGCGGCTCCCACTTCTCGATGGCGCGGACCATGAAGGTCTCCATCTTCTGGGCCGTCATGTCGCAGATCGGCTCCTGCAGGAACTGGAGCCAGACCGACCCGTAGGTCGGCTGGAAGGTCCGCGCACGCTGACCCGGGACGCAGTTGAAGAGGTTGCGAAGGCTCGCGTGAACAATCGCGAGCGCGTCAGGCAGGCGATCAGGCAGACTGTTCTGCGTGATGTCCGTGTTGACGTCGATCCAGACCGCGTCCTGCAGTGCGGTCTGGTAGTTGGTTACTGCGGGCATCTAGGCTCCTCAGGTATGGACTGTGCCGGTCAGACCACCGGTCAGCGTACCGCCGGTGTGCGTGTGGTTCGGGCCCAGGTTGTGACCGTTGACCAGCAGGCTTCCGGTCCCGGTGATGTCAAGGCCTACGCCGGTCGTCATCAGCCCGTTGAACAGCGTGGTGCCTGGGAAGATCGCGTTGCCTCCCGTAGAGCTGATCGTCACGCCGTTGATGTTCGTGTTGCCGACCACATCGAAGATGCTCTCGACGACTGTCGACGTGGCATTGAACCGTACCTGGTTCGACGCGTTGACCGTGAAGTCAGTGACGTTCCACACAGCCTCGGGCACGTTGAAAGTCCCTGTCGTTCCGCTCGGCGAAGTGACAGTGAAATTACCGCTCTCGTCCACGTGGAAGATGAACCCGACTTGGGTCTGGAACTCGACGTCCTTGCCTTGCACCCGCAGACGGTTGCCTGCTGGATCAGCGAAGCCCCAGCTTGTGCCGGAAGGGAAGTCATCGTTCTTCGTCGTCAGGATCCCCAGGTAGAGCGGGTACTGCGGGTTCCCGTCCTGCAGGAAGATCATGACGTCGGAGTCCACGGCAGGCGTACCGTAGACGCCCCAGCCGTTGCCGAAGCCGAAGGGGCTGAACTTGAAGGGGCCGATCCAGGGCACGTCACCCAGGTCAGGGTCGTAGAGGCCAGGGACTTCTGCCTTGATCCGGTCGAGGTTCAGCGGATCGACGTTGGTCTTGACCTTGCCCTTCACCCACTTGCCGCCCATGCCGTTCAGCAGGGCCAGCACGGTATTCAGAGTGTCAAACATAGGTCCTCACTTGTTCAGTCCGTTCTTCACGGCGATGATCTTCTCGTTGTACGTCGAGCCTTGGATGAAGATGATCTTGTCCCGGACCGTGTACTCGCCGCCATACTGCGTGCTGTCCAGCTCGGCAGGGAGGGCCAGGCTGAAGTTGTCGAATGGCTCCCATGCGGTCTGGAACGGGAACAGGAACTCGCCGGCCAACGAGTTCAGCAGGTTATACCGGCTGTTTTGGTAGAAGGCGCGCTCGTAGTTATCGTGCGTGTTCCCGAAGTCGATGGGGGCGAACGAGACCGAGCCACTGCCCATCTTGGTCCGCACGTCCTGCGACAGCAGCGGGTACTTGGCGTCCGGCGTGAACTGGAGCTCGTCTTCCAGCTGGTCGATGGAGCTGGAGCCGTCAGCCACCGGCTGCACGTACCGGCTGTGAGCGTAGCCGCCGATCGCGTTGGTGGTCCCGCTGTTGGTCATCGGGGTGAAGTCGACGATCTGCTGAAAGTCAGTGACCCCACCGGACGGAACCTGGTAGCCCACAGTAACGCGAGGACTCGGGTTCGCGTTGATGTCGCGGTAGCGGAGCTTTCCGCTTGAGTCAACGGCGAGCACCATGTGGGACGTGTCGGAGATGTAGCCATGCCGGGCGATGTCGCGTGCGAAGTTGCCGAAGGTCCGATTGCTCTGCATCCAGAGCATGGCATCGCTGGTGTTGCTGTTCTTGTCGTGCCAGCCGAGGCCGCAGGAGCTTGCGATCTCCTGGAGGACCTGCGCCGAGCTGCCTTGGTAAGACGCATGATCCGTACCCAGCCAATACTTCGGCGCGTCCTGGTAGCACTCCAGCAGGTAGTTGAAGCCCTGCGGCGCCGGCGTGCGACGCCAACGCTGGACGCGGAACTTGCGAGTCAGCTGGAGCTCACCGCCGTTGATCTGGATGAGGATCTGCGCGCCGTCCTGCAGGCCGTAGTTCGGCATCTGGTTCAGCGTGTCCACGAAGTTCAGGACCAGCTCCGGCAGGGTGATCAGCGAGGAAGCCCGCAGGTGCAGCGTCTTCATGGCGTTGCCGTAGTCCAGCGGGAACTCCTGTCCGGCGATGAAGAGCGCGCCCGTGAGCTGCTCGTTGATGCGGAAGGTCATTAGATCACCAGGGTCGTCGTTTCGTTGTTGGCCTGGGCTGCGAAGAACGCATCGAGGCTCGCCTTGTTCGGCATGCCGATCTTGGCGCCCACGCAGACGTCCGTGATTGGGTCCGTCAGCCCGTTGAACCACATGACGGCGCGCCAGTACTCGACGTCGCCGTAGTAGTCGAAGGCCAGCCCAGGCAGGTTCGCCTCGTAGGTCGCGTCGATCGTCACCACCTTGTCGACCTGCACACCGTACCGCATGTTGCGATAGGCGGAGGCCAGGAAGTCGATGTCTTGCACCCCGTTGAGGAGCGTTGTGATCGGGGTCACCGTGGAGTACTGAGGAATGCTCATGGTCAGATCCCAGGGATACGAGGTGCGCTCTGGATGCCAGCGACACCAGACGTGCCGTAGGAGGCGGCGCGCATGGACGCAGTCATCAGCAGGTCGTTGAGGTCGTCGGTCGTCAGGGCGAACAGCGGAGCGAACGTGACGGTCGCCGTGGCAGCCATGAGGCCGCCGTTGGGGCCAGGCAGTTGCGCCTTCAGGTCATGCTGAACGTCCTTGATGATGCAGTTGCGCATGCGGAACCAGTCGCCGATCCGGACCTCGATCTTGTTCTTCAGCAGTTGCTCGAGCTCGTTCTTGGAGCCACCGAGCGCAGAGCCCAGGGTCTTGCCCAGCGAGGTCGCAGCCGCCACAGCTTTCGACGTGATCGAGCCGTTCTGCGTGGTCGCCACGGCCTGCTGCGCGTTGTTCGTCGCCTGGATGGCGAGGTCCACCGCCTTCTGGCCGATCTTGCGAGCCGCGTCGGCGTCGAGGATCGGCCCGGGGCTGCGAAGGAACCCGGAGCTGTCGATCGACGGGAGAGCCATCGACGAGAGGTTGCGCAGCGGCATCATCACGTCGCGGTCCACGTCAGACCAGGCGCGGAACTCGAACGTCACCGTGAAATCCACGTCGTTACCGGAGCCCTGCCACACCTGCATCGTCTGGATCTGGGTCAGGAGACGCGTACCAGTCGAGACGGCCAGCAGGTCGCTGACGGTCCCGTCACCTGCGAGACCAGCGCCCCAGGGAGCTTTCCACGCCACGCTCTGGTTCATCTGGAGCGACTCTGGGACCTGCCCGATCACGATGATCGGTTGGCCTTGCGTGCCGATCGTCGCAATGTCCTGGTCCTGCGTGATCTGCACCAGGTACTTGCGGTTGGAGCTGACCAGCATCGGGTCAGTGGACGTGCCCAGCGTCTGGTCAACAGCGAGGATCTGCTTCTTCGCGTTGCTGGCGCTGGCTTTTGCATTGGCCGCCCATTGGTCGAGGATACCCATAGGTTCACCCTTGAGAACTGACGGCGACAAGTCGGCCGTCGACGTTGATGAAGGTCTTGCTTTCAGGCTTGTTCAGTACCAGGGGCGCCGCAGGGGCCGCAGCCGCAACCTTCACGCCCCTCTTCAGGTCAGGCAAGTAGGTAGCGGGATCCACAGGCTCCTTGGCCGTCACCGGCTGGACCTCGAAGTGGAGGTGAGAGCCGGTCGAGATGCCGGTGTTGCCGACTTCGCCGATCTTCTGGCCTTGCGAGACCTGGTCGCCCTTGGCAACCGAGGTCTTGGACAAGTGACCGTACCTGGTCCACAGGTCCGAACCTTTGATCTGGACGAGCGTCCCGTAGCCGGTAGCAGGGCCAGCGACCTCAACCGTGCCAGCGTTCGCTGCGTACACGTTGGTGCCCACAGGGGCCGCGATGTCCACGCCCTTGTGCTCGGTCGTCGCGCCCTCGGTAGGCATCTCGCGATGGCCGAAGGGACTGCTGACCTGACCGGTGACAGGGAGAACCAGCCCGGTGGCGGCCTGCACGTCCTTGTAGCCGTTCTTGGCGAACCCTAGCGCCTCTTCGGCGGCGTCGTTGATCTGTGCCTGCGTGTAGGGGTTGCTGCCGTTCTCCTGCATGATGATCGCGCTCATCAGGCGGGCCAGCACGTCACGCTTCGTCAGGTCCAGCTTGTCGTCCGGAGAGATCCCCATCTGCTTCGACACCGACGCGATGTAGGCCTCAGTGTTGTTGTCGTTCGCAGGTGCGTAGGTGCTGACGATCTCGCGCACCGTATCCTTGCCACGCGAGTAGTAGAGCTCGACCTGGCGACCCAGGTTGTACAGCCCTTGGCCCTGCGTTGCGAACTGCGCGAACCGCCCGGTCTTCGGCAGCGCATACGGCTGACCAGCGTACTCGAGGTTGCCAGGGTTGTTGTTGCGGATGCCCTTGGCAGCCCCTTCAGCGATCGGCGTCTGCGGGGCGTTGGCCGCCAGGCTGGGCCGCGGTGCCGCTTCCTGGGGACGTTGGCCGATCAGGAGGTCCGACTTGTCCTTGGCCTTCCAGCGGTGGTACAGGTAGCCGACGAGACCTGCGACACCCGCGGCACCCAGGATCACCAGACCTTCAGGGCTCATGACGACCGGCAGAGCCGCCATGATGCCCCAGGTGGCGATCGTGAACATCGGGACGACCACCATCTCGATCGCTGCGGGAACGAACGAGAAGATGGCGCCGCAGAACGACTCGAGGACACCAGCCATGCCTTCGCCAGTGGCGGACACGATGGTCCGGAGGATCGACGTTTCCTCTTCCTCCAGCTGGACCTGCGGGATCCTGCCGTCACGGTTCGCCTGCATGAGGGCCATGCGCAGCTTCTCGGCCGTCGAGTCGTAGAACTTCTGATGCTTGTGCTCACCACGAAGCACGTCGCCGATCGAGACCACCAGTCCGGTAGCCGCAGCAGGCACGAGGAGCGACACGACGCCCTCCGTTGCGAGGGCCTGCGTGCGGCGTCCATAGGTGATCACGTCGGTGACGTTCATCGGTGCACTCCTCCGAGCACGTTGAGGTTCATGGCGTGGAAACCATCAGAGGTGGCATGGTTCGGCACACCGGAGTTGCCGACACCAGGTGCCGTAGGGTTGGACTTGCCGGTTCCACCTTGCGCCACTGGCACAGGCGATGCCGGTGGGGCCTTGGCGATCACCGCCTGCGCGTTGCCTTGCGGAACCGGAGCTCCTGTGGCACGGGCGAACGAAGGGATCGGCATGCCGAACCCACGGGCAGACGTCATTGTCGGCCCTTGCGGGCGCGCACCTGACGGGACTGCCTTGGCGACCGCCAGACGCGTCCTGTTGCCGAGCTTCAGGCCATCCGACTTGAGACCATCGTACAGACCAGGCGACAGCGACACGTCCTTGCGGATGTCCAGCGCCATCTGGAGCTGAGCTTTCCGCTGGGCCTTGTCACCTGGAGGCGCCGCCTTGTAGTCCGCGTACATCTGCGCGAGCGGCGTTTCGTCGTCGTGGTCTGTCGTCAGCAGCTTCCAGGCGTTGCCGAAGATACCGGACTGCGCGACCTTCTTCTGCGCCTCGCCGGTAATGATCGACTTGGCGACCGGCTGTGCTGCCTTCAGGTCGTTGTCGATCTTGGTGATCATGGTCGGCTTGGCGTCCGTGCCGAACACGAACTCCTTCAGCGACTTGACCATCCAGTCCTTGGCCTTGGTCCACTGCTCGTTGAGGAAGTCGGTGATGTAGTGCTTGCCGAACTTCTTCTCCAGCTCGTCGTTGACCCCTTCGATGATGGGCAAGAACATGTTCTTGAACAGCAGACCCAGGCCGAGAAGCTGACCGAGACCACCCATGCCGCCACCAGAGCTCAGCTGCCCCCACTTGTGCTTCAGGTAGCCGAACATGGAACCCATGGTCTTGTGGAGCCAGGCGAAGCTCTCCTTGCCTACGTCCTTGACGGCACCGCCGAGGTAGCGCAGGGACTTGTCGACCTTGAGGATCGCAGATACTGCCTTCGGGTTGGCCCCTGCCTTGTTCAGCGCCCAGTTGACGGCTCGCTCGTAGTTGGCCATCGGGCTCAGCAGGTCGTGCGCACCTGTCGAGATCTTGCGACCCAGCATCGACGCGGCGGTACGCATCGAGCGCGAGACCGACACGTTGCCCTTGTCGTCACGACCAAGGTTGAGGAACTGGCCGAACTTCGACTGGTAGAGATCGTCGTAGCCAGGCTTCTTCTGCTCGCCTGTCTTCGCCAGCTCTCGGGCACGGCGTTGGTCGTTGACCTTTGCCATGTCGGACAGCATGTCGATCTGCTTCTTCAGCGTGACCAGCTCGTCCTGCGCGGACTTCATCAGGTCGAGCTGTTCAGCCTTGTCCGGGTTCACCGGCTTCAGCTTAGCCTTGAGGAACAGACCGTTGGCCGTCACGAACAGGTTCTTCAGCTTCATCACGTCGTCGTTGCCGATCGTGCGAGCCTCCAGCGCCTTCTTCTTGACGGCCTTCTTCAGCGCCTTCAGGGCGACCTCGAAGGACTCGACGTCGGTCAGCTTCTTCTTGACCTGCTTCTTCTTGTCCTTCTCGACCTTCAGGTCCTTCTTCTTGTCGTCGGCCTGCTTCTTGTCTTCCTTGACGTCGTCGACGAGCTGCTTCTTCTCTTCCTCGACGTTCTGCTGTTGGACAGCCAGGGCGTCTTGCTCAGCGTCCAGCGCGTCCTTCAGGTTCTGCGCACGCTCCTTGCCGAGACGGGCAGCCTGCTGACTGTTGGCCTTCGACTGCTTCTTCACAGCAGCGACCAGAGCCATGATGTCACCAGCAGGGCGCTCATCGACTTCGTCGTAGAGGTCCTGCGCCATCTTCTCGCGTGCGCGGCGAGCCTGCTCCACGGACTTGCCGTAGTCTGCCCATTGATTGCCTGGGCGGCCCTTTCCACGACCGTTGCCGTTGGAACGTGCGACAGCCATCAAACACCTCCGATGTAGACTTCCCCTTTGGAGACCGCCTCGGCCTTCCGCTTCCAGACTTCGCGCACGTAGTCTGCAAGGTAGAAGAGGCGGGACGCCAGCATGTTGTCATCGTGAACATGCAGCTCTTGGGCAATCGTGCCCTGCATGCTCAGGATGGCGTCATCACTGACCAGGGGAAAGAAACGTGCGTGCGTCGATCGTGAGCTTCGCAAGCTCCACGTGTCCGCACTCCTTGCACTTCACTTGAACCAGCTCGTCAACACCGAACGAGTCGATGATCTCCGAGAACTTGAGAACCTTCATCACGTCGTCGACGCTCAGGTAGTCCTCGACGATGCCGATGCGCTCTTGCAGCGTCCAGCGGGTGGCCTTCGGGAACGCAGTGTCGGCGTCCAGGTACGAGGCGACGCGTGCCAGGTACTGGAACTCCTTGTCGGCGACGCGCGGATCGTCCAGCAGGTCGATCGCGTCCATCATGGTTTCCGGGCGCAGGTCGATACGACGCTCCTCACCTTCGACCTCGACGACCACATGGAACTCCTCGGGATCGGGCACAGCCTCGAGGTAGTTGGTCTTCAGCGTCGACGTGTCGTAGGTGCCGACGATCTTCAGCGTGTCCTCGTGCGCCTCGCCCTTGCCGACTCGCTCGTGGTGCGCTGGGTTGCCGCAGATGGTGCGGACCGTCATCGACGCCTTCTTGAAGGAGTTGGCGCGCAGCCAGTAGAGGATCGCGTTGAAGTCGGCGATCGCCAGCTTGAACCCGATATCGGTGTCGCCGCCGGGAGTCATCAGCACCGATGACACGACCTCACACGTGACCTGCATGGACGATGCCGACTTGTTCAGCTTCGCCAGGTGCGGGACACGGAACGGCTTGATGTACAGGTCCTTGAAGCCGTAGTAGGCGAACCGCGAGGGGAGGTCGATGGACGTGTAGTCGGCCGTCGAGACCGGGGTGACCGGTGGCACCGGGTTCGGGACCACCGCTTCCTTGATGATCTCGGCGGCGGCCGCGACCGGGACACCTGGGAACGGGTTGCCGGCAGCCATCGCACCGACCTGCGCACCTGCAGTGCCACCACCGACGACCGTGCCGTGTTGGTACTGCGGACGGATGATCGGCATCGGGGCGCCCATGCGGCGTTCGACGTTGATGACCGAGGCCTTGCCCATGTTCTGGTTCGCGTTGGCCTGCGGGCTCACGGCGTCCAGCGGCTGCTGGTTCTGCTGGGCCGAGAAGTCCGGCGATGCCTGACGACGTTCGGGGCGGGCACTACGGAGAACCGGCTGGCCTTTCTCGATGAAGCCAGCACGCAGCTTCGCATCGACAGAGGCAGCCACTTCCGGGCTGAAGTTGAACGACTCGGTGTGAGTCGTTCCGGGCGGTTGCTTTGGATTCATGTCAGAGGCCCAGTGTGGTGAAGGCGTTGTTGACTGCGCCACCCAGCACCGAGCCCAGGGCGGACGCGGCATAGCCAGTGGCAGTGTTACTCAGGGTATCGAGTAGACCCTTGTCGTTATTTACCGTGATGTCGATATCCTCGACCGAGAAAGTGACCTCACGAACCATCGCGGACGCTTCACCGGACGTGAGTTCCAGCGCGCTCTTCTGCGTCAGCCAGCAGTTCATGAGCTTCACGTTGAGCAACACGTTCCTACGGACCGACAGCACGACGATGTTGATGTCCTTCTTGTAGGCCGAGGGGTAGCCCCACTGGCCTTGGTTCGACACGATCTTCGGGTTCTGGTTGCCCATGACTTGCGCGGCCCAG